CTGCATTTACTGCTGCTCCTCAGTTAGCAGGTATTCTATTGATTCCTGAGTTTCTAGGAAGAGTGTCAACAAGCCCTAAAGCTGTTAACAAGCTCCTTAACCTAAACCAGAACATAACTAAGTTTACAGACGCTAAGTCACTGGCGTTAGCTGTTGATGACATTATCAAGATAGCTATACCAGACGAAGAAGAACGTAAGCAATTAGGCGCTGATATAGAAATTGGTTACTAGGGACTGCAGCGGCGGCGGAGACATCAAGAGAATATCATGTCTTTGCCGTCTTGTCAACACAATAAAGGGTAGACAATGTATAACGAGTCGCACTATTCAATAGGTAAGAACTTGACAGCAGGTGTGTCTAACACGCTCTTCACTGTCCCTACAGGCTATGAAGCTCGTGTGACTATGTTGTTCGTAGCCAACGGTTCAGGCTTTACATCAGGCTATTCAGCTACGTGGCATGACGGAGAAGACATTACGTTTCAGTCTAACAAGTCACTGGGTGATGGACAGTATGACCAGTTTGGCGGAGAAGGTGCTTTCTTGGTCATGGAAGAAGGTGACTACCTAACGATAACACCTGATGCAGGCTCTAGTTTCAGCACAATCGTGTCGTTCATGCTAGTCAAGAGTGACGGTACTAAGTTTGATTTAACTATATAGGAGTAAGCCAATGCCAATGGTAAACGGTAAGAAGTACAGCTACACTACGAAGGGCAAGGCAGCGGCTAAGAAGGCTGCAGCTAAGAAAGGCACTAAGCCTAAGATGACTAAACGTAAGTAATAGAATCCTCTGTGCTACCTTAGGATCGTCCCTGCGGACGTACACAAAAAAGCCCTGTAGAGATTGGGATGCTCTACAGGGCTTTTTACCTTCTATAGTGTGTTAGATGCCACAGACTCCTGAGGCACACACAGTCTCGCTATTCTCCTCAAACACCACACCCTTGTGCTTCATAGCCTCTTTGTAGCTGCACATCGTTAGCGGCTGACCACCTCTAGCACCGTCAGGGTAGCAAGTGAAGCCTCGCAGACGTGGAGCATACTTAGCCAACACTGCAGCAAACTCCATCACACGATCTTCATTGTTAAACTCACTACCCCACGAAGGCATATTGATGGTAGACGAGATAGACATATCAACATAGTCTTGTACGTCAGCTTGGAACTTCAGGCGACGCTCAAAGTCATTCACCATAGATGACGATGTCTGTATCTTATCAGGGTCTAAGCCGTGTGTCTTAATCAAGTCTTCAGCTGTAGCGTCTACAACGTACTCATACTTCCACTTGTCACCACCAACTAAGTAGCGACGCTTGTAGGCTACAGCGTACAGCGGCTCAATACCTGTTGTAGTACCCGCTAGGATGCCTATAGTGCCTGTAGGAGCGATTGCACGGTAGGCTACAGGGCGTGATATACCCTGCAGGTCGCAAAGGGCGTTAGCGGCCTTCTCAGACTCCTCACGATACACCTCTAGCCACCTGTGCAGCTCGTCAGTGACTTCGTAGTCGCTGCCACGCTTTAGCAGGAACTCGTGCATACCCATTAAGCCCAAGCCAAGACGCCTGTTCTTGTTTCGTACTGCATACACTTTCTTGGTTGGTAGCTCAGCTGTGAGTGTCCCTGCGACGAGGAACATAGAAGCTGCTCTAACGATGGTTCGGAACTCTTCAATGTTGTCGATAGCACCAATATTGATAGAGCCAAGATTACACACATCACTATCATCTTCAGAAGTAACTTCTGTGCAGGCGTTTCTGAGTGTCTCATTCTCTTTGTCTCCAAAGTTAAAGCTGAATCCGGGTTCGCCAGTCATCAGAGCTTGTCTGCAGTTCTGTACAAACGTTTCAGGCAAGAAGCCATTCTTGATAGCGTCTAAGAACTTGTCATCGTAGTTAAGACTGATGTTAGTCATGTCCAACGGTGCAGGGAAGTTAAAGTTGTTCTGCTTAGCATCGAACACTGTAACGCCGTCAGCGATAGGCAGTGCGTGCCAGTCCTTAGCTGACAAGAACTTCTCAGCGTCGCCGTGTCGCCAGTTTAGAGACGCATAGATAGCACTACGTCTACTGCCGCCCTGCATCACGTTTCTGCCTATTTCGTTTATAGAGTTCATTAGTGGTAGTGGGCCTGACGCTTCGCCACCTGTTCTGCCCAGTGGTGACCCGCTTGGACGGAACACACTGTAGTCGATGCCGATTCCACCGCCGCTCATTAGGCAGTCGCTTGCTCGTTGTGTTAGCTTTCCCCATTCCTCTCGCGTGTCCTCTTCACCTTTGAGTAGGTAGCAGTTGTTATAGAACTTCGCCTGTCGTCCTGCGTAGTAGATATAACGTCCACCTGCCATGAACTTAAACTCCTTCATAGCCTTGTTTAGGACATCCATTTCCTCCTTCTCAAGAATACCTGTGCAGACATCGTTGACAATGTCGTCTACTTTCTCGCCCCACGTCTGTGTAGGCGATAGCGCGTACTTGTTACGGAAGATTGACTCGCCAAAACTGTTTCTAAATTCGCTCATGCTACTTTCCTATCAGAATCTTTAATGAATACACCTGCGCCGTTTAGGTAACCCCTACGGTCTTTGATGTCGTTGTATGCTACCTCTAGGCACTTTGCTAGAGTTGTGTTGTTCATAATGGCTAAGTTGTTCAACACCACGATACAGTCGCCTATATCGTCTTGTATATCTCGCTGCTTAGCAACGTTGTCAGCTAACTCGCCTATCTCGCTAACTAGCTTTAGTGCTTGTGTCTGCACTGTACCGTTAACAAAGATGCCTCTGTCACTGCTCCACTGCGTACACAGGTCTATTAGCTTGTTAATCTTAACCATTACACTGCTCCTGTATTAGTCTGTCCAAGTACCAACGTGCTTTGCGTAGGTCTTCTATGCCGTTCTTCTCTTGCCACCTATGCGTGTATTTAATGACGTTGCCGTTGAGATAGCCTAAGAAGGCTTCTGTAGGTATGCGCTCTTTGATGTACTCTATACACTCTATTCCGCTGCCTTTGTAGTGGCTAGGGTTTATAGCGTCGTAAGTAGACAGCCTAGAAGCAACACGTTGTTCGTCCTTTATTGCTTCGTTAACACGTCTAACCTGCGCTCTGCGTTTCTTACTTAAAGCATCCCACTCCTCAGCAGGTGAATTGTCAAGAAAGCTCATCTGTATCTCCTCCCAGACCTTCTATGATCTGCTCTAGTTTATCTTCTATTTTCTCCTCAAAGCGTTCTACAAGCTCTGTAGAGTTTATCTCTAGTATCTCTAGCACCAAGACTTCGTCGAGCATACTAAGCTGATACTTAACCTCAGTGAATGTCATGCTCATTCTGCAGCACCTCCGTACTTCTTACGCAGATAAGACATACTAATCGGCAGTTCGTCAAAGCTACCTTCGTTGACTTCGTTAAAAACCCAGATGCCACGCCATGACTGATTAGTCTGTGGCGATAGATAGTCTTGGTCTTCTTGGTAGAAGATGCCTGCGAACAAGCCAGTCACTGACACACCGTCGGCTCTACGAGCGTAGGCGATGTCTCTGTCCTGTACGTGTCCCATCACACAGCTTACCATCTTCTTAGTCAACATTAGCTTAGCAGACGACACAGGGCGTCCCATGACACCAGAGGTGAAGTAGTGGCTGTAGGCAATGCCGTTAATCATCTTAACTTCTAAGAATGGCACTACTTCCCAACCCATCTTCTTCAGCCCTAAGTCTTCAAAGGACATCAGACCTTCTAGCTCTGGTGAGTCGTTAACAGCACGTGTTATACGATTCTCGTGGTTGCCCAGTAGGAACACTAGCTTAGGCTTCCACAGCTTGTGCTTGTTAGCCCTCTGACGTGCCTGTTCTTCCCTGATAGGCGCTAAGAAAGCCTCCATAGCCTTCTTACCACTTTCGACATCAGCTTGGTAGCGTCTGCCTTCAAAGGACTTCTTACCTTTGTCGTAGCTCGATAGGCTAGGGAAGTCCCAGTGGTCACCTAAGTGGATTATAACATCAGGCTTTAACGACACAGCGTACTTCCCTGCCCACGTTAGATGCTCTGTGTTAGAGTCTGGTTTGACCTGTGTGTCAGGTATAACGAAGTGTCTCATGCTTTCTTCCTCGCTTTGCGTTCTGCGTTAGTCTTGCTTTGGTGACACTCTAAGCACAACACCTGCATTCCGTCAGCCTCACAGAAGAGACGCTTAACGAACCCTGCTAGGTCTTTGTAGTTGCTTAGCTTGCCTGCAGGCTCTATATGGTCTACCTGTATTTCTTTGTTGGTAAACCATGCAGAACACTCAGCACACTGATACTCGTACTTGTGTCTACAGCCCGTCACTGTTCGCTCTGCATCCTTCTTAACTTGGAACTTCACAGGGTAACGTGAGTAGGCTTGACGCAGCGCTGAGCGGATAAACTGCCAGTAGCGTGCTTCAGTCCAAGTGTTGCCTGCTCTAGTGCGTGGAACGAGTTGCTTGCCCATAGAACCTGCCCTCCTCAGACCTTTCGCGTGGAGGCATCCACATCTGACCTGCTCGACGACGTAGCCATAATAGCCTAGCGTTCTCTAACGCCCTGTCGTAGCCTAGTTGGTCTTCGCAGATGTCCCACATATCCGTTTCTTTACGGCAGTTGCCTATCAAGTCCTCTGCACCGCCTGCGCCAATACCGTCAACACCAATGATGTTGTCAATAGTGTCGCCTGTCAGTATCTGCTTATAAAAACTCTTCATGCCTTGGTCAGTGCTAACAAAGTATTCGTGACGCTTGATGAAGTTGTAATGCAGTCCTTCGACTTGGTCAAAGTCTTTGTCAATGCTAACCATGATAGGATGGTCGTTTAGATAAGCAGTAGAAGCAGCTGTAGCTATCGCGTCGTCAGCCTCTTCGCCTTCAACAACTACAGCGTCCCACACGTCTACAGCGTGGTCACGCAAGACAGAAAGCAATAGTGGCCTGTCTTTTGTCTTCCTGTTGCCTTTGTAAGGCGCTGTCACAGCTACTTCGTTGCGGAAGTTACCTTTACCAGTCAGGTAGAAAACGTAGTTGTGGTCTGGATAGACAACTAAGGTGTCAGCGATTAGCGAGTCTAAGGCGCGTCTAGCCTGTGATAGTGCAGTGCTAAAGTGTTCTTGCGCGTCAGTCTCGCACGCGCAAGCCACTCGATAGCAGTATATGTCGCCATCAATCAGAAGCATTATAGAGCTGCTTCTAGATCAAAGTCGACGCCGCCGCCTTCTTCTACGTACTCATTCAAGTCTGTAATGACTAGCTTGAGACAGCTTGGCGAACGTCCCTGCTGACCTGCAGGAGATTTCCAGTCGTAGTGACCAATTACTGCTGTAGCTTCTGAGCCGTTGCCGACTAAGCAGCCAATCTCGTCACCACTGGTGTTGTAGGCACGAATAGGGTTGTTAGACTTCACTGTAATAAAGTCGCCCTTCTCGTCACCTTTGTTACGTGGCTTCATTCCTCGCTCTTCTAAGGCAGCAACAGCGCCGCTAGAGAGATTGCCCATATCGAACTGATACTTATTCGACATAGCATTCTTAGTGCTAAGGTTAGCCCAGTAGAGAGTTGCTTTGATTGGTAATGGTTTAGCGTTTGTGTTTGACATAGTGTCACTCCTTATAAAGTCTATATAGTCTAGCATGAATGGTTTAAAAAATCAATGGGTTTCTGACCAA